CTTGTATTATTCAAGTAGCTTTGAATGTTACAATTTTTGAAGATGGAACAGAAATAAGCAAAACAAGAAAAAGATATAGTTTAAGTCCTTGTGGACACACTGGAGATGGTGTTTCAAATTGGGTATGGAATGACACAGATGTAAGCGACCAACCAAAACAAGTACAAGATATATGTAAAACTGTTTGGAGCAAAGAAGTTAAGGAAGATTATAAAGCTAAGATAACGGCACAAGGATAAAAAATGGCATATATAGGCAAAAGTCCACAAGTAGGAAATTATGTAAAACTAGATGCTATAACGACCTCTAGCACTAATACATATAACCTTACTAAAGACTCTGTGGCATTTACTCCTGAGTCAGCTTTACACATGATTGTATCTTTGAATGGTGTCATACAATCACCATTGAGTTCATTCTCTGTGTCAGGCTCTACTATTACATTCTTACCTAGCAGTGGCACTTTATCCTCCAGTGATACGATAGATTTTATTCTTGTGTTAGGTAACGTACTAGATATTGGAACACCTAGTGATAGCACAGTAACAAATGCTAAGACAAACTTTGTATCAACATCATCAAATGCGGGTTTGGAAATAAAAGGTGATGGAACTTCAAGTGGTACTACTGGAACATTGCAATTAAATTGTAGTGCAAATAGTCATGGGATAAAATTAGCATCACCGGCACATTCTGCTGGACAATCTTATACATTAACATTTCCAACTACTGCACCAGTAGCAGATAAAGCATTAATTACAGATGGTTCGGGAAATTTATCTTTTGGTACTGTAGGTGGAATAACTGTATCAAGTATAGTTGCCACAAATGGTGCAGATGAAGTTGACATAACTGGTCTGCCATCTGGAATAAAAAGAATTACAGTTAACTTTTTTGGTTTAAGTGTTGATGGTTCAGACAATCTCATAGTGCAACTTGGTACAAGTAGTGGTTTAAAAACATCTGGATATATTTCTCTATCTCATTATGGTAGTGGTGGTGTAAACATAACTAATGGTTTTGGTGTATACGGAGTAAATGCATCAAATACTTTGCAAGGTCATATGGTTATAACTCATATGGGTTCTAACTTATTTGCTGAATCTCATGCCACAAGATATAATTCAAGCAATGGCACTTGGGGTGGAGGTCAAGTTGATCTAGGTGGAACATTAGACAGAATAAGAATAAGACCAACTGGCACGAATACTTTTGATAATAGTGGCGATGAAAGAGTTAATATTTTTTATGAATTATAGGTGAATAACATGGCAAAAAAAATAATTTATGATTTTTCAACAAATAAAGAAGTTATGAGAGATTTAACTAATGATGAAATAAAAACTCGTACTGCTGAAAACTCTAATAAAGAAGCAAATTTAGCACATTTAAGATTGCAAAGAAATATACTATTAGCTGAAACAGATTGGTGGGCATTATCAGATTTAACAATAACAGATGCACAAAAAAAGTATCGTCAAGATTTACGAGATATTACTAAGACATATCAAAGTTTATCAGATAAAGATTTTAAGTTTCCAACAAAGCCAATGGAGTAATTTATGCCTTTAGTAAAAACACAAGCAGAAGGAATAAACTTAGCAGATACTTTTGCTTTTACTGGTACTGTTAGTGGTGTTGCTTCACTTGCTGGAACTGGTGCATTTTCAGCTAGAGCTACTGCACCATCAAGTTGGGATACATTAAGTACTGATGAAATACTTGCTTTTAATAATGTTAGTAGTGGTGAAAGTTTTGATACAGATTCTAACTATAATACATCAACATATAAGTATACTGCACCAGCGACTGGTGTATATTTGTTTTGGTATAGTATATATACTGCAAATCAAGACACTGGTAACGAATTTGGTTTTTTAAAAAATAGTGCAAGAATTGATTTTTCTCAGGGTGGTGATGATAAGTTTACTGGTTTAAATAGTTCTGATGACGACCATCAACAAACAGTTTCCATTGTTGTACCTATGACTGCCTCTAATACTATGGCAGTTATTGCTGTAACTGGTTGTGATTGGTATGCACCTCATTGTTCATGGGGAGGTTGTAGATTAAAATGAAAAACTTTTTACATTTAAATATATGGAAAGAAGAACATAGTTCTATTTATAGAGAAATAGTTTCACGATATGGTCGGTCTGATTATGAAGATGATACAAAAAGAACTAAACATATAGCTACTCTAAAATCAGAATGGGAAACTGCAAAATATCAAAGAGAAAGAGCATATAATTATCCAACAATAGGTGACCAATTAGATATGATATATCATGCTGGGCAAGGTGGTGATGATTTTCAAAAAGCAATAAAAGCAATAAAAGACAAATATCCGAAAGGTTAAATATGTCTAAACCTTCTATTCAAAGCATAAATTTAAAATTAGAAAAGCACATTGCAGTAAGTGATGAAAGATTTATTGAATTGCTTAGTAGGGTTAAAAGATTAGAGCATATAATGATAGGTACATCTGGCACAGCAATAGTGATGCTTATAGGTTTACTCGTGAGGTAATATGGTAGTTGCAGAAATTCTTACTGGTATTGCTCTAGTTCAAAAATCAGTAGAGTTTATAAAGAGCAACATAGCCACAGCAAAAGATATAAAAGACATAGCCAAGCAAATTGATGGGTTCTTTGAAGGCGAAGAACAAATGAATAAGAAGCAAGGCAAGGGCATGGGGATTGCTCAACAGTTTGGTATAGAATCAACAGCATCAGATTTTATTGATAGAAAACTATTAGAGGAACAAAGATACGAATTGAAGTTGCTGATTAATGATAGGTTTGGTTATGGCACTTGGGAGCAAATATTAGCTGAAAGAGCCGAAAAAATAAAACAAGCTAAAGAAGCACAAAGACAAGCAAAAATACAAGCTAAGAAACAAAGAGAAGAAGTTTTTGAAGCCATCAAGTGGGTAGCATTTACATTATTAGGTATAGGTGTAGTTGTATTAGTGCTTGTTATGGGTTTAAAAGCCTTTGCAGATGGTAAAATGTATAATGCACCCAAAGATTACACTTATCAACAAAAGGTCTGGCAAGGCAAAATAGAGCCAAAGAAATACACAACTTGTAGATTGAAAAAAAGGCTAACATCTAAATATACAAATAAAAAAGCGTGTATTTATGAGGGAAACAATAGAACTTATACAATGATGATTGAAACTTGGTGTCCAACTAAATACAAATGTGAAATAACAAAACTTAGTTCTGAAATGCCAAATATTGATAGTGTGATGGAAAGTTTGAGGAGTATCAAAGATTGATTACTGCATTTATGTTATATTGTGCTATGCAACCAGAAAAAATAAATATTTCAAAAATTTATTTCAAGTCGGTTAATGATTGTGTTTATTATTCTGAAAAGTTAAGTGGTCAAGTATTTATGTCAGAAGATGGAAACCAAACCTATGAATGTGTATGTAAATTAGTTCCAAGTATAAACTCAGACAAAGTAAAGGTGTATTGATGGAAAAAAAACTAGATACGAAAAAAATGTATGAAAAACCAGTAAATGTTAAAATAGATGAAAATAGTTTTGAATTATCTTTAAGAATACTAAGTAATGAATTTGTTGCAATAAAGATTGGTTCTACAAATTTTTCTGGTAAACTAATAGCGGGTGGTATTTTATTATTATTTTTTACCCTAATTTTATTAGAGGGTTTTGGTTTGAATGAGATATTGATGCAATGAATGTAGAAACTTTTTTAAAATGGAAAATATTACCAAGATTAATGATGCTTGTAAGCACTATAATGTCTTGGAGATGTGCTGAATGGTTTATGGCACTTGAAGACCCAACAGCATCACAATCAGCGTTTGTATCGGTTGTTATGGGGGTTATGACAGGTATTTTTGGTATTTGGATAGGTCAAGAACATAAGGTGGAAAAATGAACTTAGAAGAATTAAAAGAACATATAAAGTTTGAAGAAGGTGTAAAGTATGAAATTTATAATGACCATTTAGGTTATAAAACTTTTGGTGTAGGGCATTTAGTAAGAGCCACAGACCCAGAAAACGAAATGTCAGTTGGTACAAAAGTATCTAAAATGAGGGTAGCTGAATGTTTTGAAGCTGATTTATATGTTGCTATAAACGATATGGAAAAGTTTACAGAAGGTATGGAAATAGACGATAATATAAAAGAATGTGTAACTGAAATGGTTTTTCAACTAGGTTTACCTAGACTAAATAAATTCAAAAAATTCAAACAGGCATTATTAGATGGAGATATTAAAACTGCACAAGCTGAAATGAAAGATAGTTTATGGTATAAGCAAACAACAAATAGAGCAGAAAGATTAATTGAAAAGTTAGGAAAAAGTGCATGATTGCTAGTTTATTACCAGTTGCATCAAAGTTATTAGGCAAATTTATTGAGGATAAGGACACAAAAAATAAACTTGCACATGAAATAGCGACTATGGCTGAAAAACACGCTCAACAATTAGCTATGGAGCAAATAAAGGTAAATATAGAGGAAGCTAAAGGTAACTGGTTTCAAAGTTCTTGGCGTCCCCTCATAGGTTGGATTTGCGGTCTTTCCCTAATGATAAATTATATGGTTTCGCCAATTTTAGCGGGATTTGGTATTATTATTCCACAGGCTGATATGTCTGTAATGATGCCATTATTATTTGGTATGTTAGGAATAGCGGGTATGCGATCATATGACAAAACTAAAAAGGTGGACACAAAAAAATGAGTAAATTTTATATGAAGCTATATGACTTCTTTACAGACATAGCCAATTATTTTTGGAAAAAAGCATTGCAACCAAGAAAAGAAAGGGTTTACCATGAAACTAACACCAAAACAAAAAAAGTTACCAAAAGGACTACAGGAAGCAATTCTAAAAAGTCAAAAAAAAGGTAAAAAGAAAAAGAAGGGGAAAAAATAATGCCTTATCATTATGGAAGCAGAATGACTTCAAAACCTATGAAGAAAAAGAAAAAGAAAAAAAATAAAATGAGAAAGAAAAAGTAAATGGTTTTAGTCAAATCTATCAAAAAATTCACAGCTAATTTAAATAAAACTCAAAAGAAAGCTATGAATAAACACGCTAAACATCATTCAATGAAACACATGAAGCAGATGTCTAAAGACCTAGAAGATGGAAAAACATTTGCTCAAGCACATTCTAGGGCAATGAGAAAAGTGGGGAAATGACAGGTTTTACAACCACAGCTACTATTATTGAATTAATAGGCAAAAGACCTATAAAATCAAAAAGAAGAAGAACCAGAAAGAACAAAATGCCCTTTAAAGGCAGTTTAAAGGCGGTACAGCGACTTTTTCCCACTAAAAGGATAAAGTACTAGGTATAATCCTCAACACCTCACAGGAATGTTTTTTTCAATGATTTCTTTGATTTGATCTAAACATTCAGTTAAACACCCCTTGACCACAAAGTGAGGTGTACCAAGTGCTTTCGACTGTACCGCCCACAACTTTTGAGAATCAGACAACCTACCCTTTTCATTTTTCAGTTCAATATAAAGAACCCGCCCTTGTGGATATTCAATAATTATATCTGGACAACCAGATTTCAAACCCATTTTTTTCATCTTTGCATGATAGGATATAGACCTTTTACCCTCATTAGGTACATGGAAATGTCTAAAAAAATAGTATTTACCTAGATAGTTTAGATATTCATTACAGGCTATTTGAATGTCTGATTCTTTAGTCATAGGGGATAAACCTAAATTTACCCCCTATGTGTATAGTAGAATTGGAGTTCTTACTATATTCCTACTTTGAGGTTGGAGGAACATAATCAATGTATCACAGAAAACCCATATTTTACAATAGTTTAAAAAAAAATAAAAAAAAGTGCATTTGGTGTTTGACTTATGAATAAACCTAGTTTAATATCTAGGTTATAGATAACAAATTGGAGTTCTAAATTATGGATACTTATACTTGTTCAGCATGGGGTACACCAAGAAAACAAACATTATCTTATGAGGTAAAAAGAGCATCTTGTTATAATGATGATTGTTTTGGTACTCAATATGCAAAAAAATTGTTTGGCAAAGATATTGTCAATTATTTCCCAAAGAAAGTAAAAGGCAAAAGAAAAGGTGATTACAAAGTTTACCTTGAATGGGTAAAGGTCAACAAAGGTGGTTTTCACAATCGTAGGGGAATGGTTGTAAATTACAAAAAGAAAGCTGTTCTTAGAACAGATGATGACAAACTCATTGCCATGATTGGAGTTGACAATGGAAATGCCTTACTAATTGCTAGTGATTTTGAATTTTCGGGTGTTTTGAATACAGCTTATTTTACAGAACATAAAAATTGTGGCGATTATGACAGCATTTGCCATATCGTAAATTCCCAAGATTGCATTAGAAAATGGGAAAAAAGATATTATGCAAATCAATTAAATCAAAAAATTGAGGGGGATAAATAATGAATATCGAAATTAATGATTATTTTTCAGAAGTAACAATTAAATATGAAGGCAAAGAATATTGGCTAGAGTTCGGACACAATGATGTTTCTATGTGGTCTTTTACACAGGCGGGTGAAGATGTCTGGGAGAGTTCTTTGCTTAGAGGAAAATTTGCAGTCAATACTAATAGAACACTAGTTTTAAAGAAATGTATTGATAAATTACTTGAGGGGGTAAACTAATGAAAAAAAATAACAGAATCAAACAAAACATTCAGCTACATGAAAAAATTACATCTATGGAAGATTGTATAATTGATTTAGGTGTACAAGATAGATGTCATGAATCTTTTGATTATAACTGCAAACTAATTTTCAAATGCTTACAAAATATCAAAGCCATGATTTATAATGATGAAATAGTTTTTAGGAAGTCAAAAGATGATTGATAAACCTACAAGAATTGGAAATTCGGAACTCTATGTTGCTAGGGTTCTGAATATGTCCACAGCACAATGGGCGGGTGTTCAAGAGGAATACATTAAAGAATTAGTAAAAGCTAGAGAAAACAACAAAGACGAATTAGAAAAGCATGGCGAAAAAGCTGAACTAAAACTTTATATTTCTCTTAGAAAAACCTTATGGCATTTACTAGCGAGAAAAATGGAGGAGCAAAAAAATGGTTAAATTTCTTAAAAACTATGGTGTTTTTGTTTTGGAATTTATGGTTTTTGGAACTATAGGTTTTTGTGTTTTTATGTTTTTCTTTTAGGATAAAATAATGAAGCAAAAAAAATTGAAAGTTTTAGATTTGTTCAGTGGTATAGGTGGATTTAGTTACGCTTCAGAAGAATTAGTTGGTGGTTTTGAAACTGTTGCTTTTTGTGAAATAGATAAATTTTGTCAAAAGGTGCTAAAGAAAAATTTTCCAAATGTTCCAATATATGATGATGTTAAGGAGTTACAAAATGAAACAACTAGATTTAGAGGAGTCGATATTGTATGCGGTGGATTCCCGTGCCAACCATTTAGTATTGCATCAAAAAATAGAAAAGGCACAGAAGATGACCGCTATCTCTGGCGAGAAATGTTTCAGATTGCAAAAATGGTCAAAGCAAATTGGATTATTGGCGAAAATGTTGTTGGTTTACAGCAAATGGGATTGGAACAGATATTATTGGAGTTGGAAAGTGAAGGTTATCAATCGCAAGTTTTTAATTTACCAGCTTTATCCTGTGGGGCAAATCATCAAAGACAAAGATTATTTATTGTTTCCCACACCAATTGCACATATATCAATAGAAGTTGGCAACAAAGGGGATTGGAAAAGGAAAGACAGTTTAATTTGCAATATTTTGATGTTGGAGAAAATGCCACAACAAATTGGCAAAGTGAAGCCAGAATTTATAGAGGAAATGATGGGTTATCCAAAGGGTTGGACAGCATTAGACGAAAACGACTAAAATCACTTGGGAACTCAGTATGCCCTCAAGTTGTAGCACAAATATTTCAAGCAATTAAAGAGGTTGAAAAAACCAAAGAAATAATATAGGTTAAAACTGAATTGGAGTTCAAAATGAAGAATACTAAACTAATTTTCACTTTACTTACTTTTGCATTTGTTGGGGGGTGTTCAACAATGCCAATAGTCGATAGTAGAGGAAAATCATCTGCAAATATCAAAGGCGATATGAACAGATTCCATGATGATTATTATACTTGTAAAAGTCTTGTAGAAGATCAAACCAATTATGGTTGGGATATAGGCAAGAACATTTATAATAATCTAAGGTGGAAAGTCCTATGGCTAAGTCCTAAAATGAACACTAGAAAAGACTATATCAACAGGTGTTTAGAAGGTCGTGGCTACAACGTAATCAACAAATAAAAGAGGATTAAATGAATATAATAGATAAAATTTATGATAATACTAAAGATGGTGTACCTAACTATTCTTTTGATATGGAAGATGGTAGAAGATTATACTATAGCGGGGTTCAAATGAACCCTATGCCAGTTACAGGTGATGCAATAAACTTTACAATTATTGCTACCAAAACATCAGCTAATGGTAATCAATACACAACTATAAAAGATGTAGAGGTAATCAAAAACCCAGATGGTCATAATGATGCACCACAGCAAATTGGTAAGGTTGTAAGCGGTGATACAGTTATTGGCGGAGTGTATCAAAACAATCAAACTAATAATGGTATGAGCAAAAGCGATACCCAAAGACTAGATATTTTTGTAACTGGTGTAGTTGGGCGGTCAATGGGTTCTGGACATTTTTCAGTAGATGATATTGAAAAAATTACAAAGAACGCTGTAAGGGCATTTAATGAAAACCTTAAAAAACTATAAGAAACTTTTTGCCGACTTTTGGGGGTATCACGAAAATGATATTCCCGCTTGTTGGTATTGTAATAAGGCACAAGCAGTTGATATACACCATATAGAAAACAAAAAAATGGGCGGAGTTTCAAAGAATAGATTGAACAGGATAGACAATTTGTTTCCATTGTGTAGGTCATGCCATGATAAGGCACATTCAGACAAATCGTTGAATGAACAATTTAAAAGAATATTAACAGCAAGATTTAAAAGTAATAGAGAAGAAAAAATAGAATTTTGGATAAAATGTAAATCACCAGTTTATTTAGTAAAAAAACAAATAGCTAGATTAGATGAAAAATACAGGAAATATGGAATTGGAGATTAGAATGATTAAATATGAAGAAGCTAGAATTGAACTTTACAAAAGAGTAACAGCATTAGAAGAAACAATTAAATTTTTGAAAGAAAATACTTACTATGAAAAAAAGTGTTTGAACTGCAAATCTATAATGAAAGTTTTGATAACTGGAGAAAGATTTGAAAGAAAAAAATTTTGCAACAATAAATGTAGATCAACACATCATCAAAAAAAATGTCTTACAGAAAGAGAAAAAAATGTGATCTCAGCAAGAGAACAAGGAAAGACATTATCTGAAATTGGTTTAGAATTGAATATTACTAAACAAGCAGTTTCATCAATAATATTTAGGGCAAAGAAAAAAAATGTCTGATATTTACACAATAGATTTTGAGCCAAGCAAACTATCACACAGGCAAGATGAATTAGGTTTGGAGTTTGCGGATTTAGATACAGCAGTAGAACTAATGAAAAAAGAGGAAAAGATGATAATTGCTGAATTAACGCTGTATTTTTCTAAAAATGGTGGATATAAAAATATTACAGAACTAAATGGATATATTTATTCTGATAAGAAATTTAAGGACTATTTCGATAGATACGAAAGAACCCTTAAACAGAGGAATCGAGCCAAGATAAGGTTTGAATCC